ACTGAACCAACTGTTATGCCGTTGGTAGTGGTTGAACCAGTGTCAGTTACTGAATCTAAAGTGCCAACTCCACCACCTAATAAACTAGTAGTATCAGTTAAGTCGCTGACGTCAGTGGGAATAGTCAATCCACTTTGTGCGTATGTTTTAAGAGTAGCGCCGGTTATCTTTTTATTAGATCCTGCGTTGACTACTGGAAGGATATCTGTGTCTGACAACGATCCCAGTGTTGTAAATTCACTTATTTTCTTTGTTGCCATTTCTTTTTCCTTATACTGTTACAAAATCTATAGTAGCAGTCCAATTAATCGTATCGCTGGCTAGACCAGTAACTGTGACTGTTAAATTGCCGTTACTACTAAATGTAATAGCGGGCGAGGTAAAACTGTTGGTATCTACAAATGTATTAACTACATAGCCACTGACACCGCTGACACCGCTGATATAACAGCCTTTTATTTCGTAGGCAGCACTATCAGTGCCTTGTCCAATAATATAAGCCGTAAAAAATACCGAGGATTCTGCGGTATAATTTTGACTGTCTCTGTCTAACAAAGTAGCAGTAGATCCTGTGGTTGTTTGTCCTGTTAAGACTATGCGTTGATTTTTAAGTCCAATTTTGAACTTGTCAACTGTAGTTCCGTGAAGTTTGTAAAATGTGTCCATATCATTATTTATTCCAAATTGAATGGACAGAGTTTATTCAGTGATTAGTTCGTCGCCGTCTTCTGTTAAAATGTTGTCTAATACGTCTTCAGTGACGATGTTAAATGTAACTGGAGGAGTGCCCGTGCCATTGCGAATAATAACACCGTTGGTTATTCTTACACCATTTTGAACTATAACTGAATTTGCCATATTATATTCCTTTATTATGTGGATGTGAACCTAAATGTTAATTGTATCCTAGGTAGATCTCCCCCAACACTATAAAACCCACTACCCCAACATTGTATTCCACTGCCGTATGTGAGTGTCAGTATACGGAACTTGGTGGCATTATATACCATTGGAAATATTTGTCCGCCTACAGTGTTGTTGGTGATAGTGCCGTTGCAGTTGGGAATTACATAGGGCAGGTGTGCAAAGGTACTGGTCGCAACACCACTGGTATAAATTGGTTGGCTTGGTAATGTGGTATCAAAACTTAGACCATTGGGCAATGTGACCAAATAATCCCCCGAGCCGGTGTTAATGCCGCCTGAGACTGAACTTTGTATGTAAGTCATTACCACTTCCCACTGTTTTGTACCCAGTTGACGATAACTGATATCGTCCGTTGTTACTGTACCTTTTGTGGGATTGGTTGTGGTTGCTGTGAGTGTGATTGCACCAGCACTGGTCCATGCTGGAACTGCACCGCTTGCGCTCGTTACGTATCCTGCGTCATTTGTAAGGTCACTGACTTTGGTTGGTATAGTTGGCTTACTTGTTAAATCTGTATAACTACCACTAAACAATAAATTAGTAGTATCTGTTAAATCACTGACATCACTGGGTATAGTTGGCTTATTTGTTAAGTCGTTATAACTACCACTGAAACTACCGCTGCCGCCACTTACTGTTGTAAACGTAAAGCTGCCTTGTCCGTCTGTGGTCAATACCTGTCCCGCTGTTCCATCTACAATACTTAAATCTGTTAACTGTAAACTGTCATTGATCCAAGCATTGCCGTCATAGACTAAGACTTGATTGTAAGTTAAATTAGCAACATCAATGTCCATTAAATCTGTGAGATGATCTGGAATGTTTGGCAAGTTGGTTAAACTGGCATAGTCACCGTCGAATAATAATCCTTGACTGTCTGTGAACCCGTTTAAGTCTGTGGGGTATGATGGTGTATTTGTTAAATCATTGTAACTACCTGAAGTTGCCACAGCGGCTAAACTTGGAGGACCTTGCAGGTCATTGTAATTTAATCTAGCATTGACAAAGTTACTGCCATTAAATCTCAATACTTGTCCGGACATTGGCAGTACTAGACTAACGTCGCTGAGTCCATCTAAATCTGTGGCGCCAACTCCGCCGCCCACTGTTACCCAGCTTAGTTCGCCTGAACTGTTTACACCTAGTACTTTACCTGTGCTTGCTGTGTTGTCTGTTATAAATTTGCTTGAACTAATAGTACCATCGCCTGGAGTACCTATTCCAGTTGTGCCTACATCAATGCCATAAAAACTACTGATAGTAGGAGGTGCTTCACTGAATATAATGTCATCACCGTCTAATATGTATGCTTCGCCGGGCTCTTGTATAACTCCGTTGACGCTGATGACCAATACATTTGCGCCTAAAATATTGGCTGCTACACCATTGGCAGTCAATGTAAATCTTGTATCTATTCCATTAAAGCCATTGCTGATGTCATCTAACTTGCGAATACCAGTTGTTGCTTCATTCTTTGGAAATATTAAATGGTGTACTGTAATAGCATTGCCGCTGCCAGGAGCTGTGACAAACTCTAAATTTCCGTATTGATCAAGATCGTAGTCTATGATAGGAACTAAAGAATAGCCAGCCACGCTGACCAATACTGCCCTACTTGTTGTTGGCTTGGGATTACTTAAAGGAAATACTGTTTGACTGCCATCCGCAGTAAATGTATCTACTACAAACGCACTTTCAGGACGTTGGAAAGTAGGTTGAAATCCAATGTAATTTGGACTCAACTGTTCGCTGTCTGCTACTGACGTTATACCTATGTATGCCATTATTGTTTATCCCACGATTCTAAAATCATTTCATCTATTGTATTTATTAAATCTTTGCCTGGAGTGTTTACTGTCCATTTTTCTCTGGGGCAAGAGGAAACAGCAAACATTGCTTTTGCTGGCATATAGCATCCGCATTGCTTGCAGGTTTTAAATGATTTGTTAAAGTCTGTACAATCTTTACAGATACTTAAACGAAATAATTTAACTTCTTCATTGACTGTTTTAAACATTAAACTTCCATTACACTTGCAAATGCTGTTATAGGACAACCGGTAGAACTTTTCATTCTAAGACTGTCGTTAGCTTCTAAATTAATTGGTTTTTCTAATACCAATGTTGTGTTTGCTCGTAATGGAACTTTATCCAAAATAGGGATATTAATAGTTGCGCTGTCGTCAACTACTTCGAGTATAACATCTGCGTTTGCACCCACGCTGTTATTACTAATATAAACTGTGTGAATTACAGTCGTGCTGGTAGCAGTATACAATGTTGAGTAATTTGTATTTGTATCTGGTATTGCTACCGTTGCGTTTTTAAAAGTTGCCATTTTATCCTCCGAATACTATTGCGTACATTAGGGCATCTGTATCAGTTGCCACTTGTCTACCATTGATTAATACTTGTCCAGTGCCATTTGAATTTAAATTCAAATCACCATTGGTATCTGTTGGAACAATAGTATTGTTTGCTATATTTACATTACCGGCATTGATTTCTGACACCGCTATCGATGTTAAACTAGTGCCTTCTTTGGCTTCCCAACGATCTGTTGCTTCATTCCATTTCCAAGTTGCGTTAAACAATGAACCACGTGCTATTTCAATACCACTCGTTCCTTTGCTTACGCCGGCGCCTGCTTCACCTTGATTTAATACTAAAATATTATCTGTAATTTCAGTGTCTATTGTATTGATACTTGTTGTAGTACCTTGTACTGTTAAATTACCATAAATGACTGCGTCAGCACTTACTGATAAATTGCCAGTGACGTTAGTATCACCAATTAATTCTATGCTGTCAGCACCACTGTCAATAACAATATCGCCACTGACATCTGAACTGATTACATTTGTGGTAATATTTAAATTGCCAGCATCTAACGTTGTAGTTGTTGTATTATTATTAACTGTTAAATTCGTTGTTACTTCTAAACTACCTGGGGCAATAAGTACAGTAGGTAAACTAAATGTGATTACATCGTTGCTTACTGTAGTTTCAATCTGATATATTGTGCCGTTTAATGTAAACGTGCCTAGATCTAAATTAACTGTGCCTGTGCCAAAATCTCCGGCAATATTTAAAATGCTGATAGCACTGGCAGCGTCATCTACATATTTCTTAGTAGCGGCGTGTTGATCCAATGTCGGATCTAATAAGTTAATAATATTGCTGTTACTAACATCAATGCTATCAGTGCCTGGATCTAAAACAATGTTGCCACTGATACTAGAACTAACAACATTTGTTGTTATGTTTAAATCACCTGCGTCTAATATAGTAGTATCCACTGACTCAGCATTTAATAAATTGATTGTGATTGTGCCGTTTGAGCCAGTTACTATTTCACTGGTAATGGTTGCATTGGGAATAAATCTAAAATCGTTGTTACTAGCATCAAAACCAAAGAAGCCCGTTTTAGTCGAACCATCATTATAAAAGAAAGAAACACCTCGGTCTTTACCGTCATTGGCATTTGCTGGATTTCCATCATCGTCTGTGCCCAGTACAATGATAGGATCTACAATAGAAGTTGTAGTGCTATTAACTGTGGTAGTTGTACCTTGTACCCTAAAGTTACCAGTGATGTTAATGTCACCATTAACGTTTACGGTACCTGAATCGGGTGTCAGTTCAATATTAGAACTGTTGCCGGACTTGAGATTCAATACATCCTGTCCGTCGATTGTATTGGTTGGGTGGGATATGTTAATTGCCATAATAATATTTAGCCAAAATAAAAAAGGACCCCGAAGAGTCCTTTTTATTACGAAATAATTCTTTCGAATTACATGTACTTAACGTCACCAATAGCAATTTTACCTAGGTAGTCGGCAGCATTACCAAGAGATGATGCTGTGTTTGTTAACTCAACATAACCATAACGTGTCATGAAGCTAACTACTGGTTCCATTGTTGATGGATCTAATACAACACCAGAACTCATCAATGGAATGTATGGGCAATAGAATGCGGCAGCGTCCATTTCGTTAGGGCCTTTATAACCAACTAACAATGGAGCAGTAGCTGAAGCATAGCTGTTGACGTAAACTTTAACAGAACTGTTCAATGTACCAGCAAACTTTGTGTTTGTTGGAGCTTCGAATGTACCTTCTGTTGTACGTGCAAATGCACTTGTAGTAGCACTTTGTAGAATTGTTAAAGCTGTTGGGCTAACAACTACGAAGTTACCAGCACCACGACGTGTACGCTGAGCAATACGGTTAGCAACATCATTGATCATGATTGCCAATACAGCGTGTTGGTCACCAACATAAGTAGCAGTACCAGTGAATGAACCACTAGTTTGATCAAACGTGTGTGTAGCTGTTCCAGCCAATGTTGCTAGACTTGCTAACAATTCTTGGTCAATTTCAGCTGTGATTTCTTGAGCCAAAGCAGCCATAATTTCTGCTTCAACATCCAAACCGTGCATTGCTTGTGCATCTTGCGCGGCTTCGAATGTCCAACGAGCAGACATCTTACGTGTTTTAGCTTCAACAGTTTGCTTCAATACTTGAATGCTTAACTTGTTACCTGGTGTACCTTCTAAAGTACTTGTAGCTTCTGCTTTACCAGAACTAGCACCAGAGTATGCTGTAGCGATATCGAATGGGCTTAGTGCTTCAGAACCAGCAGTTGCGCCATTAGCTGTTTGAGCATAACGTACACGCAATGTATGGATCTGTCCAACTGGACCAGTCATAGGTTGAACACCAACGATTTCGTTAGCGATAACGGTTGGCATAACACGACGGATAACAGGCAAAATTACCTTGTTTAACACAGCCACGTTACCAGCTTGTGTGGCACCTGCGCTAGCAGATTCCATGATGTTTTTCTTTGTGTTTTCTAACACGGTTTCCATAACGGCTTTTTTATTGCCATTTAAGCCTTCTAGTAGAACGTCTTTTGTTGCAGTCCAGTTCTGGGCTTCGAAAAGTTTTTCAGACATGATAGTCTCCTTAAATTTTTCCAATTCCGGCGAGCTTACGTAGTGATATAATATCTGCGCCTGCAGATTCTTCACTAGAAGTTTTGTTGCCAGTCATCGCAGTCGTCTGCGATGTGGCGCTCTCACTAATTACAGTTTTTGCTTTTGTAGCAGAGGCTGTTTCGTTAAGAACGGCTGGTAGATACTTGTTATATGACTCACGTAAAGATTCTGTAGATGTTGTTTTTAGCAAATCTTCCATAATGCCACGTTTTTCTTTACCAAGTGGTGCTACCAATTCTTGCATAATAGATTGGCGTTTTACTGCGTCTTCTGCAATGCGAATTTTCTTTTGTGCTTGTGTTAGTTCAGCATCTTTAGCTGTAACAGTTTTAGCTGTTTCATCTAAACGTGCAGTCAAAGTAGCGATTTGATCACCTAACTTCTTGACCTGTGTACCATCGGCAAAACCGCTGGCCATGAACTCACCTGCAAATGCTTCCATGATCTTACGACCGAAAGCGTTTTCACGACTAATTTGAATGTCTTCACGTAATTGAGTGATCTCGCTACGTAGACTTTCGCTTAGTAATTTTTCAGCTTTTGTAGCTGCTTCTTTGATGAATTTAACTTTAGCTTCAGCGATAACTTTTTTACCTTCTGTTACTAAGTTGACTCTAGCTTGCACTAGTTTGTCTTCATCTTCTTTTAGTTCTTTTAGCTCTGAGCTCAACTTACGCAAAGCAAATTCTTCTAATTTCTCGAAGTTTACTTTTTGTGTGTTACGATCTTCTCTGAGTTCTTTGATCTCTTTAGCCATCTGTTCCATGACAAACTTGTTTAACATTTGGGCATGTTCACGAATTTGCTTTTTGTATGCAACTTTTGCTTCAACAACTTCACGCTTGTCTACAGCGAATTCTGCGATTTCTCTGCGAATTGCTTCTGTAATCATTTTGTCAGCGGCTTCAACGATTAGACCTTTGTCAGATTCGTATCTCTGACTAAATTCTTCACGTAGATTTGATTCCACTTCTTCATGTAGTTGCTTAACTTTAGAGTCCCAAGCTTCTTGTAGTTGGCTTGTTACTTCCTCAGATAAAACCTCAGCGCCGAATAGTTCTTTTAATGTGCTCATCTTGTTCCCCTTACTTGTTCAAGTTGGTGATGAACCTAAGAACCTCTTCCTGGAGGTATCTTTGCGCTCTTGCATCATGTCTTACTGCACTTGCAACGTCCATTAAGGCGTGGCGTCTACGATCGTGCATTACACGCTCATATATTGCTTTGGGATATGCTGCCGGAGCACTAGGTTGTGCCACGATGTCTACCGTGACAATTTCAAAATCAGTAACGCCACCAGATTCGTTGACGTTACCTGATCCTCTGCTACTCACGCCAAGTTTAACACCAGACTCTAAAAGAGTTTTTACAATGTTACCCATTGGGGTTGGTAGAATTTTTAGCTTACCTATACCGTTGTTTTCAGTCATGTACATGTTTGTAATCATGTGACTGACACGGTCTAAGTTAACTTGCAGGTCATCTGGGTGATCGGCTTCGCCTAACACACTATAACCATTTTTAATTTTTTCAGCAATGTTACTACATGCCTTAGCGATTTCATTTACGGGGTAAACTCTTTGGTTTTGATTTTTAACACCGCCTTGGATGAAAATGCCTTCCATGTAGAGATCTTTGCCGCCACTCTGGTTTTCCACAAGTTGAGTGCGGATACCGGCTTGGTCGTATGTAAGAGCTTCTACTAATGGTAAGGCCATCTTATTATTTCGCTACAGGACTAGTTTTGTTGGCAGCTGTATCGCTGTTCATTTTAGGAACTGCAACACCTCTAAGTGCAGGAGCTTTGGCATTGCCAACTTTATTTACATTGCCAGCGTCGTCTTCTTTAGCAGAATCAGCTTTACCACCAGCTACATTACCACTGTTAACTTTAACTGCGCTTGCGCCATTGGCACTGATTTTACTACCAGAACTCACTGGGCTACGTGTGTTTGCACCATTATCGCCTGGAGTCGGAGCACTAACAGCTTTCATTGCAACTGCTTCACCGAAAGCACGGAAGCTTTCTTTTGTTGGCTCTTCAGCTGGCATGTCATCCATTGCAGGTTCATCAGTTGGCATGTCACCACCTTGTGCGCCCATAATTTCAGCAAAGATTGCTTTTAATTCGTCGATAGCGTCGTCTGCTTTTTGTAGCAATTCGCCTTCTGGTGCTGGCTCTTCAGCCGGCATGTCGCCGCCCATGGCCAAGTCAGCAGTTGCTTCTGGCTCTGTTGGCTCTTCAGCAGACATAGGATCTTCACCTTCTTCGTCTGCTTCGCTGAATAATTTTTCGTCTTCTAGATCAGATTCGTCAGCAATGATTTCCTCTTCGAAGTCATGGGCAGGTGAACCGCCAATACCTTCTTCAAGATCTGCTTCTTCATCTTCTTCTAGTTGTTCGTCAAAAGAACTAAGTTCTTCATAAATTGACTTTCCTTTTTGAACAAAAAACTGATGTAGCAATTCGCTTGCACGATCATCTTCCTTGTTGATAAGGGCTTCTAATACCTGCTCTAATGTATGTTTAGACATTGTGTTTCTCCTTTTGGCCAAAGTAATTTAGTCTGTAATATATTTAAGAAAGATTACAAGAATAGCACTAAAACAGAGTTAAAAACCCAGTTTTCTAAAAGAAACTCAGAGTAAGTATAGTAGATTTATTCCATTGCTGGAGGTCTTGCGTAGATCTTCTTGAAAAGGTCTTTTCTAGATTCTATTTCAAGTTTACGAATTTCACGCATTTTTCGTAGTTTTCCCAAGTGTTCTAGTGTTAGT